TTAATATTACAATCAACAGGTTTTCTCCTTCAAGAAGACTTATTTGCTATCTTGCAAGAAGGAGGATCTGGAATATACATAACAAGCTATGCCTAATTTACCAATCTCACAACTACCTCAGTCAAGTACCCTACAAGGAGATGAACTATTTGTAGATGTACAAGGAGGAGTTACAAAGTATACAGAACTAGATGCGATTAAAAACTATGTAACTGGTTCAATTGACACTTACACTCAAAATAATTCTTTCAATTCTTACTTAGTACCAGTTAACCTGACAGTAGAGGCTACGGTAAACCAATATCTTACAGGATCAGAATTTGCAAATACAGCTATGATTCATATAGATTGGACTGGCAGTAATGGCGGTACTATGGACTTATTTTTACCTGATGCTACAGCTCCAATAAACATAAACCGTTCAATCAGGTTCATTACCGATAATACTTTTTCAACTAATACTAGATGTGAATTAAAACCACTACCAGGTCAAACATTAGATAACGGTACCACCTCATACACTATTAACAAAGCTTACGAAGGTATTATGGTATGGTCTGATGGAATTGAATGGTATAGAGTACAAACTAAAGCATAAATCTTTCTATTTATAATAACAAACTAAAACGTTATTATAGATGCCTTCAAACCACCACACGGACGATGTATTCGTTCAGAAGAGAAGACCAAAGAATCCAATTAAGTTTAACGTTCAATTAAACGACGAACAAAAACAAGCAAAGCAGTTAATATTAGAATCTCCAATCACAGTCATTAAAGGAATGGCTGGTTCCGGTAAGACATTAGTCGCCACCCAAGTAGCATTAGATATGCTATTCACCAAACAAGTAGATAAGATTATTATAACAAGACCAACTGTGTCTAAAGAAGATATAGGCTTCTTACCAGGCGATCTTCAGGCAAAGATGGACCCTTGGTTAGCACCTATCTATCATAATCTCTATATGTTATATAATGAAGAGAAAGTTAAGAAAGAATTAGAGGTAGGTAGAATAGAAATTGTACCGTTTGCCTTCATGAGAGGTAGAACATTTGTAGATTCTTTCATTATAGTAGATGAAGCACAGAATGTCACTCATCCTCAAATGGAAACTGTCATAGGAAGACTTGGAAAAGGATCCAAGATGGTAATTTGCGGGGATATGGCTCAAATTGACTTAAAAGATAGAAGAGAAACCGGTTTTTCCTTCCTAAGCCGAATAGAAGAACAAGTAGAAGGGTTTAAAACAATAAATCTTGAACATAATCACAGACATCAGATAGTAGCACCGATACTTAAAGTATACCAGACCTTTAGAGATTAATTACTATTTATAAGTAAACTATATATAAATGGCTAATGTAACTATATGGGACGGTAGTGCTACCTTTGTAACAGGTTCTACCCCTTTTGGATTTTACGATAGCGATGCCCAATTTCAAACAGATGCTGAGAAAGTAGCTAAATTTTGTGGTACTCGACTAGGATATCCTATGATGGATGTTGAGTTGCAAGATGAAAACTTCTTTGCTTGCTTTGAAGAAGCTGTTTCTACTTACGGTAACGAAGTATTCCAATACAAAATAAGAGAAAACTACCTATCTTTAGAAGGATCAAGTAATACAGCATCAGCTAACAACAAAATTATCAACCCTACATTAGATAGGGCTATTAATATTAGTAAAAACTACGGTACTGAAGCCGATGCTGGAGGATTTGTAACAAGACATACAGGATCTCTACATATGACCGCATCAGTTCAAGAATATGACTTAGAACAATGGGCTATAGATCAAGGTATAACAGGTAGTATTGAGGTTAGAAAGGTATTTTACGAAGCACCTCCTGCTATTTTACGATATTTTGACCCATATGCAGGTACTGGAACAGGTATTCAGTCACTAATGGATGCTTTTGACTTCGGATCATTTAGTCCGGGAGTAAACTTCCTATTAATGCCAGCCTCTTTTGATGTAATGAAGGTACAGGCTATTGAATTCAACGATCAAATTAGAAGATCGGCATATTCTTTTGAAATGGTTAATAATAAACTTAAGATATTCCCAGTACCGAAGAATGATCACCTATTAAGGTTCGAATACTATAAGGTAGATGATAAAAAAGCAGCTACTTTCTTAGATGGAACTGATTTAATTACCAATGTAGGTGAAGTTCCTTATGAAAACCCATCTTATACAGGTATAAACAGTGTAGGAAGACAATGGATCTTTAAGTATACGTTATCTTTAGCTAAAGAACTACTAGCTTATGTTAGAGGTAAGTACCAAACAGTACCAGTTCCCGGTTCTGAAGCTACTTTAAACCAAGCTGACCTATTAGCTGACTCAAGAGCAGAGAAAACAGAGCTTTTAACTAACTTAAGAGAGATGTTAGACCAAACATCACGTCAGGCACAGTTAGAACGTAAAGCTAATGAAGGAGAAAACCTTAGTAAAACATTAAAAGAGGTTCCAATGGTCATTTATATAGGATAATGAAGCTAATAGACATCATATCAGAGGTTCAATTCAATACATACGAAGGTATGGTACAGGTAATCTATGATGAAAATACAAATTCAACAGAAATAGCCGCTCTAATGAGGGCTTTACCCGGTGTAACTACGGTAACACTTGCTTCTGATGAAGGAAAGAACAGAGAAACGTTGAAAATTAAGTTAATTACCCAAAAAGACGGTATGGCAGCGTTTCAAGCGTTAAAGCAAAATGCTATTACTAAGTATCCACCTATAAAAGTAATTAATATAGGTCAAAACACCATAGAGAAGAAGTAATGATATTTGGATCCAATAGAGACTTTAATTTACTAGTAGGTATTAACCGAGAACTACTATCAGATGTAGTAGAACAGGAAGTACTATACTATAAACTTAGTCTAGAGGATACACAAGCTAATTTATACGGAGAAGCTACCTCTAAGTCGTACTGGTCGCCGTTAAAACTTAATTGTTTAATAACAAGAGGTGATCAAGTAGTGACTAACGATGAATTTGGACCAGATATGTCAAGAGATGTATCATTTGCGTTTTTAAGACAAGATTTAGTTGATACTAATATGGTACCTGAGATAGGAGATATATTAAATTGGCAAGAAGACTATTATGAAGTTGATACAGTAAGGGAGAACCAATTATTCGTAGGTAGAGACACGTCTTACAACCTAACACCCTACAGCCATCAGTTCGGTTCATCAGTATCTATAATAGTTGATTGTCATATTACAAGAAGAGAAAGAACAGGTATCGAATTTGAAGGTACAACATACTAATACTATGAAAATACAAGATATATTAAAAGAAGACAAGTGGAATCAAGATAGTACTGATTTTAAGTCTAAAAAGACAGGAGTTGACCCGGTAACAGGTACAGTCTCATGGGATATCGAGTATACTCCACTAATTGAACTAAGAAAAGAAGTAGGAGAGCTATATGATGCATATAAAGACACTATTCAGAAGTATCCTGAAGATCAGAAGCTTGATGAATTGTTTAACATCTATTCAAAGTTCAAAAGAGCGTTTAACACACACGTAAACCGTAAATATGGCAAATAGTGGGGAAAAGAATAACAGAGATAAGGTACTACCTAAATCTCAGGTNGAGTTATCTCAAAATACTATTGAGACCTATACCAACCAAGGTAAGGTCCCTGCCCCTGACCCTAAAAGACGAGTAGACCAACGTTCTGTAAAGAATGATGATACTAAAAGACTAAGTATAGGGTTAAAAGACTTAGATGAAGCCATATTCTACTACTTTAATAACGTAATTAAGCCATCTGTTATACAGAATGGTGTACAAAAACCTGTTCCTGTATTATACGGTTCACCAGAAAGATGGGCTTCAGTACAGAAAGACGGATTTTATAGAGATAAAAACGGAAAGATACAAGTTCCGTTAATAATGATTAAAAGAGATAGTGTAGAAAAGAACAGAAACCTTGGAAACAAGATGGACGCTAATAATCCTACACAATTTGGAGTATTTGAAAAGAAATTCTCTAAGAAAAACACATATGATAGATTCTCAGTATTAAATACTAGATCAATCGTTAAAGAATACCAAGGAGTAGTCATACCTGACTATGTAAACCTAGTATACTCATGTACAATCTTTACAGAATATGTAGAACAGATGAATAAACTAGTAGAGGCAGTTAATTACGCTTCAGACGCCTATTGGGGTGATCCAGAAAAGTTTAACTTTAGAGCGATGATTAACAACTACACTACAACCACTGAGTTAATACAAGGTCAAGATAGATCAGTTAAAACAAACTTTCAAATTAACCTACTTGGACATATAATACCAGACGGTATCAATACTTTACCGCAAGGTAATGCTAAGTTCTTTAATAAAGCATCAGTTTTATTTGGAGTAGAAACTGTTAATAACATAAATGACTTAGAATAATATGGCAAATAGATATTCAAACACAAGAATCAATACAACAACAGTTAGGTTTTATGATCAAGCGATGACAAAACTTAATACTATCAATATAGAAGAATCTATGACAGCAGAACAAAAACTATATCTAGGGTTAAACAAAGCATACAGTAGTAATAATAAAATCGCATCCGTAGTCCCTGCAGCACCAGGAGTCTCAGCTGAGGTATCGTTTGCAGACCTTACTTTTGCTACCCCACCAGCAGGTTTCCCTGCATTGACTAAGACAGATTTTCACCTATTTATTAATGGAGTGCTTGTTGAAACAGACGCTATTGACTCTATTACCCAAGAAGGTGCCAACACCAAAGTTGTATTAAATGCAGGACTTAATTTTGAAGTAGATTCAACAGATGAGTTCATGATAACCGGAAAATTTGCATAGTAGATGGCATTAATACAGTGGAAACAGATAAATCCTGAATTAAACGGGAATGGACAACTCACAGGATCACTTGAGATAACAGGTTCGTTCATTTTAAATGGACAGGAACTTGATTTATCTGGGGGTGTTGTTTCCTCTAATCAAACTTTAAGTCTAAACGGATACGAATTAACTATCTCTAAAGGTAATACAATTACTTTACCACAAGGAGATGGTTCTGCCGACACTGGAAGTCTAATTAACTCTGCTTCAGCTGCAGGAAATGTAATTACCTTTACTTTTGGTGATGGTTCTACACAGTCCATAACAATAGATACAGGTTCTGCAGGGAGTACAACAGATATTACTTCACTAAATGCATTTACTTCTTCATATTATGCAGATAGTGCATCTTTCGATCAAAGAATATTAAATATAACTGGTTCTGCTACTGATACAAGCGGATTATTAACAACTGCTTCTTATCAAATTGATTCAGCATCATTTAATGAGAGAATTAGTAATATTGGTGACCATGTTAATATTAGTAATCTAAATACCTTTACTCAATCTGCTGAAAGTAGATTATCTCAATTAGAATCTGCAACTGGTTCATACCTAACATCAGAAACTGATAATCAAACTCTTACAATCGTTGGTGACCAACTTACGATTAGTAGTGGAAACACTATAACAATTCCAACTGGTAATAACGTAATTTTACCAAGTGGACTAATTAGTGGTTCAACTTTTACCGATTTTTCATCTTCGGTGAGTAATGAAATACAATCTATACAACATACTGATAT